CAATCTCCTTATCACGAAGCAGGCTGACTACGGCCCTGGTAATATTAACAATGCCTTTGGCGGTCCTATTAACGGCTTGCTGGTGCGTATTGGCGATAAGTTTGAACGTCTTAAGAATCTGTTTAAGAGCGGCTCAACGCCTAAGTATGAATCTATTGAAGATTCATTTAAGGATATGGCCAACTATGCTGTCATAGCTCTAATGATCCAGCGAGGTACGTGGCCTAAATGAAACTGATATTAGATCCAGCTTCTAGTATGCGCTCGTTTTACTTTGATAAAAAAGATGAGCGAGTATTGTTTGGCGACATCCGAGAAAAAGAAACTCATCTTCTCACCAATGGCCAGACAATTCACATTGAGCCAGACGAGGTTATGGACTTCAGGAATATCCCATACCCAGATGAATCATTCCAGTGTGTCGTATTTGATCCGCCACATATGCTCAGGCTTAGCGAGAAGTCTTGGATGCGTAAGAAATATGGTGTTCTTGATGACACAACCTGGCAGCAAGATATTGGCCAAGGGTTTGCCGAGTGCTTCCGAGTATTAAAAACTAATGGGACATTGATCTTTAAGTGGAATGAAGTTTCTATTTCGCTAAAAGAAATCTTGACGCTTGCCCCCCCCAGCACAAGCCAGTTTTGGGACACCCATCAGGTAAAAGAATGGGAACACATTGGGTTCTGTTTATGAAAACGGAGAGTAATGGATCTTGAGAAGGCTAAGGCCAAGATTGAGGCAGCTAAGACATCTGTCCCATCAGGCCATAAAGACTTTGATTGGATGGAAGGCTTCAACGCTGGGCTTGATTGGGCTTTGCGGATTCTTACAGGAGATAAGAGCGCCTCATGATTAAAAAAATATCTTATGAAGATAAGCGTAGACACAACTACAAGAATCGTTATGGGATCAGTATTGAAGAATATGAAGCGCTGTTTGAGAAACAAGCAGGTGTCTGCGCCATCTGCGAAAAGCCCGAAAACCTGACAAAAGATGGTAAACTACATACATTGGCTGTGGATCACAACCATGAAACGTTACAGGTGAGGGGGTTGCTCTGCATGAATTGCAATACCCGCCTTGGCTACTTTGAGGGCAAGAACCTACTCAGCCGTATGGTTGCCTACTTAATGAGGCAGGTCTGATGGTTGAGCCGATCCGCCAAGTAACCGGTGATGGTACACGTGAGCAGAAGGTTGCTCAGTACCTATCCGAGACATACTCCTGGGATCTTTACGGTACACCAAAGTACTACTTCATAGATTTCCTTGTCAATAAGAATCATGGCAATGGCTACGCCAACTACATCGGCGGGCTTGAGGTCAAGTGGATGAAGCGTCCAGTGAACTCAGAGGTTAAGTTCCCATACCAGAAGCTCCAGCAGATATGGCTTACCGAGCCTACAACAGACCGCCCAGACGCGTTCAACCGCATCTGCATCCGTTATACCGATGCGCTATTGCTCATCCCAGCGCACGTTCTGCGGTGTTTAGACCCTATCTTTGGCCTTACCCGCTCCGATACTAACGAGCATGACTTTAACGTACATTTTAATGCATCTGTTGATTTCCCAGATTACATCCTGCCAGTGGTGATTGATGAATAACGAACTCCCAGAAGAAGTCGTAGACATCGCTTCGCAGGTAGCTCGTATTGTCCACCGCAGATACCATCCATACTTTGACGTGGCTGATGTACGGCAAGAGCTGCTGCTCTGGTGCGTCCGCCGTCAGGACAAGATTGCTCAGTGGCTTAGCCCTGACCAGAAGCCAGAGGATCTGAAGTCTGGCATTAAACTTTTAGGTAAGACCTTGACCCGCCAAGCGGACAAGTACTGCCGTCGTGCCAAGGCGCAGAAGTTGGGCTATGAGATCCGAGATGAGCATTACTACTCCATCCCTACGCTTGAGGATATGCTGCCGTTAATCTGGTCGCCAGTACTTGAGACCCGCTCGGCTAATGCTGATGAGGTTGTATCGGGTGGCGGTAACCCTGCCGAGGGTGGCAACTACATCATCCAACTCTTTGATGTACGCCGTGCCGTGCATAAGTTAGATCCGACAGACCAGTTGGTATTGCAGCTGAAGTATTATGAGAACCATAACTTCACCGAGATGGCAGAACTCTTGCAGTGTTCGGACACCACGGCCCATCGTAAGGTCACTGGCGCGTTGCGCCGATTGCATTTTTCATTAGGCGGGGACAACCCATTTGGAAAGGGAGAAGAATGAGTGCAGTTTTATTTACCATTGGCGCATTGATGTTTCTGTACATTATGAGGAATCGTTGATGTCCAAGAAATATATCCACGATGCCGATTGCTATACCGAGATCCGCAGGGTTGAGGGCCACTCCTATATGGAGCTGGTCTGGAACTGCGTAGATAAGTGTCCGATTGGTGGCGAGCATGCCTCAGTATGATTACCGGTGTTTGATTTGCGGCGGAGAGCAGACGCTAGAGCGTAGCATCCACGCCGAGGCGGTTGATCCCATTTGTTGCCAGCAAACAATGGGTCGTAAGTATGACTCACCGGCGATTCAGTGGAACGCATCAGGCTTCTATAACAATACGCCATAGCTTTGCATTAGGGGAAGATGCAAAACAAAAGACCCGCTCGGTGGTATTAACCACTTGGCGGGTCTTACTGTTGCCGCTCAACCTCACGGACAGGGAGCGGGCTATTGATCGGTGGAAAGGACTAGAAACTACCGATCAATCTTGGATAATACTATCAGGATGTTTAAGTTCCGCAAGTCGTGCGAAGCTGTGAGTGTCGTATGCACCGATCCGCTTGGCATAATCTTTGAGTAACTTCTCCTTGGTCGGGTATGGCCCAACGGCTTGGATGATGTTAAGGGTTGGGTGTACGGCGAATACGACATACTGCTGGCGTTTGGCTACGAGTTCTTCCATCAGTTCCCAGACGGCCTTGGCTAGCCACTCTGCTGATGGCGCTTCCTCATCTAGCAGAGCGACGAGCTTCTTTAATTCAGTTGGCTTGATACTCACTCAGATCCTCTTGGCTCATCAAATATCTTTCCCAGATCCAGAATCTTTTTTAGTTCAATTACTTCATCGTTGTTGTAATACGCCTTCCAGCATGCGTGGACTTGTCCTTCATTAACATGTCTAACGACTAATTTTCTTAACCCTTTTTCGTTAGCAGCTGTAATAGTTACTCCGCAATTACATGTTAAACTGTATGTAAGATAGTCCATCATTTTACTCGCTCCTTGATCCACTCTTTGCGTAGTTCTGCCATGTTATCAACGCATGCTTTTACGTTCTCGCGGGTTGATAAGTAGCCGTAGACCCGTGTGTTGTCTAGGAACTGCGGGATACCGAGCTTGCGTAGGTTGCGGCTAAAGATTACATACTCGTAATCTGGCGTGCCATCCTGGTAGACGATCTTTGGTAACACGTCCTTGCGGATGAGGTAGGTGCAGTGGACCACATCGCACTTAATAAGGCCGGTGATCTCCTGCTTTAGCACTTGGTAGTAACGCATATCGTCTAGGTAATACCCATTGACGTTGGTGAGCAGATGGTAGTTAGAGTATGCAGGTTGCTCTGGGTCTGCCATCTTTAACATAGGTGCTACCACTGGCAAGTTGTAGCCCACCAAAGTCTTGAGCGTGAACGGCATAGTGAAGTTGTCCACGTCTACTGTGTAGTAGAAGTCTGCCTTCCAGAAGATTGCTTCCTGGATTCCTTCTTCGCGTAGCTCGCCTAGTACCTTAAAGCGTGTTGGGTTCCACTCGTGTACGCCAAACTCCTGCACTGGCGTCTCAACGTCCCGATCCTCAATGATGATCTCGCGCCAATCGTAATAACAGAAGTCATCGTCGTCACGATCTCGCAGGATTTGCTGATCCTCAATCCAAGTGTGCAGGATCTTGGCCGTATCGTCAGTGTTGTTATTGGTGCGGAAGTAGAGAATGATTCTGTCCTTTGGGTAGTCAATCTTCTCTAGGTTCTGCTCTAGCCACGGGCGTAGCATCGTGGCTTTGTCCTTTGCGAGTATATGTATCAGTACTAATGGTTCCATCTTTACCACCATCCGTGTTTGAGTTCGTGTTTAAGTGCGTACATCGCGTTGTTTTGGTACCTGCTTTTCAGGTACATCAAAGCCCAGTTTATCTGGGTGTATGGGTTGGTCAAGTAATCTGCACCAGCGACACGCATTTTGCTGGCGGGTAGAGCTTGCGGTATGCCGTATGCCCTGCCGTTGGTTGTCTTGGCACCGGTTGATCGCCAGTTCCAATGAGATTCCATAGTGAGCAAGAGGTCAAGTGCCTCAAACTGTATCTCGTCCTTGCCGTATTTAGCCTTGGTGTATGCCTTCAGCTGCGCCACTGTTGGTGATAGCGCAGCCTTGGTATGGTGCTTAAACGGCTTCTCTAGGCTCTGTGGGGCTAGAATGATTCCTGTTGCGAGGATAAGTCCCAGCCCTGTTGCCACGATGCGCGTTCTTTGAGGGATACTAATAGTTTTGGCCTTTCTCTCTTGGCGATGTATGGGGGAATAACGCCTGCTTGATCTGCCATTCTTCTGATCTTTGCCTGCCAGGTTTCGCTAGAGGATACATCTCCGCTACCGATAGCCTTCTGCCGGTCTATGGGTAAACTTCCGCCGTAGATGCCGTAGTGAACTGTCTCCAGCGATTCCATCGCGTACTCAACACACGCTAATTGTAGCGGGCATCGCTGGCATATCTTCATTGCCTCAACCGCCTCAAGAATGGCTTTTTCTTGATGCGCTTTGCTGCCGAGCGGGTTCTCCTTGGAGTGCGGTTCGGGGAACCACATCTCAGGGTCATGGTCGGCGCATAGCGGTTGATCATCTGGGTTTAGGTTGCGAATCAAAGCCGCTCCCCGATCCATCGTGCTACGTTTACTGTCACGGCGTTTCCCATCTGCTTATACCGGTGGCTATCTGCCTGTCCGTCTGTCCAATCGTCGGGGAAGCCTTGGAGTCGTTCTGTTTCTATTGGCGTAAGCCTGCGTACTGTTTGTTCTTGAATCACCATAATCGTAGTCCTCACATCTCCATTGTCAAAAGCATTTAGGGTAGGCATTACCCCCCCCGCTATCCAAGTTTCATAATCGTCCACGCTTTGGGCGCGGCGAGATTTAGTGAACCACAACATTATCTTCAGGTCTTTTGTATGAAGTGGCGGTGAGGGTTGTTACGCCTTCTGTGTACTTAGCGAAGCCCGATTGTCCAAATACCATTGTGTCGTGCGCCCTTCTGGCGCTAAGGGTTGGACTAACTGGCTCTACTGGGAAGTCATAGAGCTCAAAGTTTCCAACGCCGATTGTAGAATCGGTGGAAGTTTCTTTCCCCTGTTGCTTGCTCGGCGTAGGATTCCTGATGCCGCTTTCGCGCTCAATGAGTACCGGCTTGGTGCTTCGGTCTGTAACACTTCCGACAATGATGACTCTACGGCGTCGCTGGGGGACTCCGAAGAACTGCGAATCCAGAACTCGCCACTCAATGTGGCGATACCCTGCGTCGGCCAAAGCAGTGAGGACGACTCCGAAATCGCGTCCGTCGTTGCTTGATAGAAGTCCTGGCACGTTTTCCAAGACGATAGTTTGTGCTTTAACTTCTTGTGCAAACTGTATTGCGTCCCAGAATAATCCACTTCGTTCCCCAGCGATTCCAGCACGTTTGCCAGCGACGCTGACGTCTTGGCAAGGGAATCCCCCGCAAACAATGTCAACTTTTCCAATTAAACCAATCTCCTTTGCCCATTGAGTAGCTGTGGTTACATCATCGTGCAGTGGCACATCAGGCCAATGCTTTTTCAGCACAGATTGTGCGTGTTTATCTATCTCTACTTGCCCTACGCAGGTGTGACCGGCTTGCTCAAATCCAAGATCAAAGCCACCCACACCTGCAAAGAGTGAAACGAATGTTGCCACTATTGTTTGTCCTTGTTGTCTAGTAGTGCTTGTTCATATCCTGCCTGGTATGCCAACTGAATGGCTGTTTGTATCTGATCTAGTGCTGGTTGTGCTAATCGCTCGCTAAATGATTGAGTCATTTTGTAACTCCTTCCCTGCTTGAGATATTTTTACAATTAAATTGCGTATATTATCTTCGTCAATAGCTAGGTCTGAGTAATCCTCTGGCTCGTACATGAAGTTATCTAATAATGAGTCTAATCCCGCTTCAATAATAGCCAGTTCTTTTGATGATAAAATCATGCTGCATCTCCTTCGTTGTTGTTGTTTAGGCCAATGCGTAGGCGCGTCGCTTCTGCCATAGCTCGTACCATATCTATGCCTGCCTTGATAGCGTCGTTCGTGCGCCCTTGCTGGGCGTAGAGCTTGGCGTTATTTTCTAGTAAGTTTGCCTTCGCCTCAAAGTAGGCAATTCGTCCTTGGTTTTTCATTGTCGTTCCTTTCGCTTGGTTGTAGGTAATAATTCAGGATCTCGTTCCCTGTTACGGCTAATTTCTATTTAGTTGTTGTAGGTAACGCTTCGCGCACTCGTTCCCTGCTGGGTCAATGATTGCCGATACCGGCGCGGAAGTCAAGAATCCTGGCGAGCTGGTATTAGGCAATCCTTCGCGGACTCGTTCCCTGTTAGTAGCCGCCGTGGCACTCGGTGCGCGTGTGCTTAAGCCTGGCGCGTTTAGCGTCGCGTAGGTTAGGCGTGTAAACATGCCATAAGCACGATCCGCTCCCGCATTGGGTTAGCCATTCCTGGCCTATTGGATCGTACCTATAGCAGCTAACGCGGCCTATCGTTTAACCCGCTTACCGTAGCGGCGATCGTGTAGCGATCGGTAACCCTTTACCCATTCCTTAACGCATGCGGGACACGTGCCTAACCCGCTTAGCTCGTTAGTGGGAATAGGTATCTGGCAATTAGCGCATGTACCCATGGCCTAGATCCATTCTTGCTTAAGCACGTAACCCGCGCGATCCTGGCCATGGAATAACACGCTACTAAGGTTATAGACTAGGTGAAATCCCATGTCCATTCCCGCGCCATTAACACGGATAGCACGGTGGCCTTTACTTTCAATTAGGCGATCACCCATGGCGGCAGCTGCATAATAGGTTATGTCTACGATGCGGCCCGTATCTTTATCGGTAATGAGTAAAGATATATCTCTACTCATGCCGCTTGAGGATCTATGGCGTAAAATTGTGTAAACAATATCGCCATCACCGATAAAATAGTGGGTTAGTAATTGCTCGCGTGCATAGTCACGATCCGCACGAGATTGTGCGGCCTTGCTTAGTGTTGCGTTAGCCATCTTATTTAGTCACTTTCCGTTATTCCTGCCTAGTTGCAGGATACCCACCATAGGCGCGGCCTATGATGGATATTCCGCCATTAGACTATTACGAGCGCGAGCGCATAGGCATTACTAGCACGCGCCAGGATACGTCGCCAGATACTTCCGCTAGCATAGGCTTATTAGGGCCATTAAGTTTAAGGATCATAGGGTTACCCTTATCCACGCCAGGGATCTTAGCTAGATCGGCTAAGAATGATGGGTTAATCCCGATCGTATCGGTAGCGTTAAATTCTGTAGGGATAAGATGCTCATATGGTGGGAATGTAGATAGCTGGCCGCGGCAAGTAACGGAATTATGGAATAGATCCGATACCGTGATTAAGTCATTCTCATCCACCGTTAGGGTAATGTCGCCAGATCCTGGCGAGCGATGTTTAACCTTATCTTTCAAGAATGAGCGGATCTTAGTTACATCGTCGCGCATGATGAGGGTACGCTTAAATTCTGTATCTGGCATGATGGCGCGGCCCTCATGGATCCGGTAGCGATCGGTAGCGGCGGCGATGAGCTCGTGATCTTTCACTTCTAGCATTACGCAATTAAGCGTAGGCATAGACTTATCTTTATCCGTCGCCAGGATAGATCCTGCCAATAGATTATCAAGGATAGCCGCGTTTACGGTAAGGGTATTGGCCTTAGTTAGTGTTGCATTAGTCATTATTCTAGTCACTTTCCGTTAGTTATTGTCCGCTAATCTAGCGGCCATAAGGCCAGAATATCGCTACCCTGGCCCTATAGTCAATAGATTAACCCTTATATCCTAGAAGTGTGCACACTCTCCCATCTGGCGTTACGCGACATTCGCCATAGATAGGGGAATGGGTTAGGCGGAAGATAACAGCGGCGATGGCTAGGCCGATCACTAGGCCGATAAATAGGCGGCGGATCATGCGGCCACCATAATCTTTCCCGCGGATCGGTCATAATATCCATCTATTCTGCAGCGCGTGCAGAAGTAATAGCCAGGAATATCGGCGGCGGATACTTCCCACTTATGGCCGCCTAGAGATAAACAATTCATGCGCTCATCACTTCCCATTGGGCCACTATGCACTCTAAGCACTTAGGCGCGGTTAGATTAGTTAGAGTTAGCTTAGATACCAGGATTAGATCATTAACGCTCATGGCGTCGCCGCATAGTACGCAATTAGCCATGGCTAGGCCGCCGATCTAGGCATGCGATGGATACGGTAGCGGCCCGTGAAGAATGATGCCGATAGGTAATCTTCTGCCGCTTGCTTAGTGGCGAATTCATAGGGGAGAATTCCGCGGCCCTGTACTTCTATTTTGTAGATCATTCGTTTAGTCACTTTCCGTTAGGTATCGCGGCCCTAGTTAGCGGCGATGGGTTAATTATTGGGTATTTACGAGCTCATGTCTAGCCCGATTAGGTCAATGACTAGTCACACTTATTGGATGACTATTCGCCAGATAGTGGGTTATTCCTGGCTATTCCTGGCGATCATTAGGGCCGATAGCGGCAGCTCATTAGGTTAGGGATCGGGCCATATGGTGGCGCCTAATGGGTTGTGGATGGTGGCCTATGGGTGGCGAATGGGTGAGCGGATAGTACCCTCATTCCCATTCCATAACGCCCCGATCCCGCCCCGTAACGCCCGATTACCGGCGGATAATGCCAGGATCCGATACCGGTTAGCCCGCTAATAAGGCCGTTACCGGTAGGCAATTCTCCCGCCTATTGGATCCGCTGGCACCGGTACGCGAGCGGAATACGGCACCGGATCGCCCGCGCAACCCGTGGGCTTTTAATGCGCGGCGTACCTGTTACGTACTATCCACCAAAATATTTTTTATAAATATAGGCCGGCGCTCTGGTAAAACCGCAGGTCAGAGCCACATTACCCATCAGTAATATACGGTGTGACACAAATCACAGGGCTTAGGGCGGGATAAACGTCAAAGTCAACGCCTTAGTATATATAGGGGATTAAATAATCCCCCCGTTCCGCTCGCTTCATGGCGAGCTCCACGAGCCATGCCTGATGGTAAATGCAGGGCCTTTCAAGCCCCTATGTATTTGTTACCCAGCTGGGGCTTACAGCCCCCCATAACTACCCACCGACATCCCCATAGGGATGCTTCGCATTGGGATAGGTCTATTGTTACCCATTAGCATTTTTGACCCATTAGGAATCTAGGAGTTCGCGCGATATGGCAAAGCCAAAGAGCAATTCCTACAAGCTAGCAGAAGGCGCCAGCCTTTCAGCCACCGACGCTAAGAAGCGCCTTCTGGCTCTGATTGAAGAAGGCGTGACTGTTGAGGACGCCTGCCGCGCAGTCGGCAAGTCCGTCAAGTCTTATGAGTATTACCGCTCCTCTGATCCACAATTCAAGGAAGCGATTGACCTCGCCCGTGTAATCAAGAAGCGGGCTGGCAAGGTTGCCGACGATGACGCCAATATCTCGTTTGAGGATTTCCGTCGCAAGTACTTGAACTCCGTGACGTTCGACCACCAGAGGAACGTCACGTCCCTGCTAGAAGAAGGTGAACCTGCCTGGCTTCATGGGAACATGACCTACGAGCAGGGCTACAAGAATTACGTCCTAGTCAACATGCCACCAGAGCATGCTAAGTCTATGACCGTCTCAATTGATTACGTGACCTACCGCATTGTGACCAATCCCAATGTCCGTATCAAGCTAGTCTCCAAGACCCAGGGCATGGCCAAGGAATTCCTATACGCCATCAAGCAGCGGCTTACTTCCCCTCAGTGGGCAGAACTCCAACGCAGGTACGCCCCAGTTGAAGGCTTCAAGGCTACCGCCGAGAAGTGGACATCTGACAGCATCTACCTTGAACGTGACTCAGGTGAAAAAGACCCTACCGTTCAGGCACTTGGTATCGGCGGCCAGATTTACGGCGCACGTGCCGATCTCATCATTTTGGATGACTGCGTTACTCTCGCCAACTGCGGAGAGTTTGAAAAGCAGTTACGCTGGATCCAACAGGAAGTTCTTACCCGTGTTGGCCCAACAGGCAAGATCCTCTGCGTAGGTACCCGCGTTGATCCTATGGATCTATACCGCGAGATGCGTAACCCAGAACGCTACCCTGATAACAAAAGCCCTT